GATACTGGGTTTGGGGATGTCCACATCAGCATACTCGCCAGAGTATTGCTTCTTCTTCAAATCATTCGGCCACATCTTCATTACGTGGGTGGCGCGTGGACAAGTCTGAAGGTTGGTGGTTCCATAGGCGACGACGAAGTCGTCTGCCATGATGTAAGGGACCGTCTGACGACCTAGTTGTTGATCAAAGTAAACTTTTTTGAAAACAGACCCACCAACACCTAAATGGAAGAGTGCCTGTTCGTGTTCGTCGCGGTACTCCTTCATAACCTCTACACACTGGTAGTTCATGTCCTTCTGGACACGCTTGGCTTGTTTTACGCGCTCGGGGGTGGTTTTCCCGATTATCTTGGTCAACACCGGCCCAGAAGCGGGAAATGTTTCCATCATGGCGTCAGCCACAAACTTGGTCACAGCTTCTGTAAGGATTGGATGAAAAACTCCTGAAGCACCAGACCACGGCTGTGTACGATCCTCAATCTGCATACCCAGAAGGGACAGTCCCTTGATATAGGCTTTTTCCCACGGTTCACGGGTCAACTTATCGTCCTCGTAGGCTTGGACGAGTTCGGTAGCGATAGTTGTTAAGACCCCCTCTTCAATATGTTCAACAAGGTTGTCTAGATGCTCACCTTCTTCATTTTCCGCCGCAGAGGGGTCGAAATCTATAATGACACTACCATCATCGTTTTCTTCTTCCTCGACCAAATCAAAATCGAATTCTTCTTCAGGAGGTAACTCCACTGCAAGGTCATTGCTGCCCTCAATATCGACTTCTGCTGGGATCAACCGTTTATCAATCGCCATGTCGCCCCCTAATAATATTCATATTTCTGGATAGGCAGCACTTGGGTGTCATCCTCTTCCTCGTCAAGTTGCGCCTGGATAAATCCACCTTGCCGATACCGAAGTAAGGCTTGCGTTCCGCTATCCACATAATCGTCATGTTCCCCTGCCGGGAACTCGGCAAACTCTTCGATGACCTCTTCGGCCCATCGGTGTTCCGTAGCCCACACTACACCAGATGCAAATAAATCGGAAACAGCATTTACTCTAGCAATCTTATCGTTACCTCTAGATGGTGTAAACTCCGCCACTGGAATACCCATTTCCCTCAATTCATAAATCAGGGGCGCTCCAGAAGCCCGTTTCTCAACCACGAACGCTTCCGGTTGCCATTGACGGTATAAATCAAGGGCCACCCGTTTCAATTCAGGAAACTCCATCCTCTTCCTAAAGGCATCCAGCAAGATGATATTCGGCACCATATTGCCTGTCGCCTCGCTCTCACGTTGAAACACCCCCCACGTTGTACAGGCATTGTAATCGCTCCGCTGCGTCTTCTCGAACGCCGTATCCCATGATTGAATGATGAACTCAACGTCTGGCGTTACCTTATGGGGCCACCGCTTCCACCATTCCCGTTTAACCAACGCACCCTCTTCGGCAGTGGGTGTCTGCTGGTACTGCGCCATCCACTTCGGAATCGGCAATTCGTCCTTGATGGCGAGGATTTCCTTCTCGGGCCAATATTCAGGCCAGATCGGTACGCCACTGGGTAGGATGGCAGGGAGTTCGATGACCTCCCACTCATCACCATCCTTCTCCATCGACGCCTTTATCACCCGTCCCGTCAAGTCCCTCTTAGACCACCGTGTCATGACGATCACAATAGCCGCCCCCGGTTGCACACGTTGTCTCGGCCCGGAGGTATACCATTCAAAGACGTTGTCGTAGATTTCCGGCTTCATTTCCGCCTGTTTGGCTTCCTGTTCGGAGTGCGGATCATCCAGAATGATCAAATCACCACCACGCCCGGTCAGAGTGCCACCTGTGCCGATTGCAAAGTATTCCCCCTTGGCGGTTGTCTTCCATTTACCAGCCGCCGCAGCATCGGGGTGGATGGAAACATTTGGAAATATTTCGTGATAAGCCTCATCGCTTATCGTGTCCCGCACCTTGCGCCCGAAGTCCACAGCAAGGTCAGCGGTGTTGGAAGCCTGAATGACATACTTGTCGGGGTACTGACCTAAAAACCACGCCGGGAACAGGTGGCTGGCAAATTCACTCTTGGTGTGCCGGGGTGGCATGTTGATGATGAGCCGCTTGAGTTCCCCCTTGGCTACCCGCTCAAACGCCTCTGCCATGATTTTGTGGTGGTAGCCTTCGATGAACTGGGGCCAGACCTTCTTGACGAACGCGAGAAAACTAGTTTTGCCTGAATGCTGCGCCGAAGCCAAGTCATGCTTATCCAATATCGCAAGGATGTCACGCTGGTCTGCGAGGGGCAACTCTTTGATATTATCAAGCTGCTCCCGGATATGAGACGGTATCATATAAGAAAAGTACCCCGGAACAGGGTTCCGGGGCAAGAGTTTAACAGGGAGGAACCGGCACAGTGGCCGGTCAAGTATTCTTAATATCAGTAACTTCCTTACGGCGCAACTTCGCCAGTTTGATAATTTCCATCAGCGCCTTCCGGGCGCGGGTCCCAGCGGCCTTGTTGCCATCCCGAAATTTCTCGTCTTCCGTCATCCAAGTAAGATAGGCGTCGGTAATCTCTGAAGGAGTCGTGGTCATTTATTTCTCCTATTGTCATCAATAGTGGGAGCAGGGGTACGTTGTTGCAAAGACGGTTTGGGGGGTAAAGCCGCCTCTACTAAGCGAATTGACCGGGCGTGTTTTGGCATCCGCTTGATGTACCCCCGCTCTTCTAATTTGGACACTAGATCAGCCACACTGGCTTTACTACCAGCGCCCAAAGCACGTCTGATTTCTTCATAAGACGGTGCATAGCCTTTATCCGTCCAGAATGTTCTTATGAAATCCAAGCACTCTTTTTGGCGAGGGGTCATTATCCGTAAAACTCTGTAACTAAACTAAACATAGTACGTACCCTAAACAAACCCCACTCAAACGTCAACTACTGTAGGGAATCCCACCGATTTTAGCCATAAAATCTACTTGGCTCTTGGTGCGCCGCTGATCTTGGGAAAAAACCCGCTTATAATGCCTCTCGCACCATGAAGAATAGCGGAAAACCGGGTCCGCACAGCATAACGGGTCTTTTTCGACCTCACCACGTATCCAACGGCACTGAAAATCATCTACTTTGGATAACCGCGCCCGTTTCGCTGCCACCTTTTCCTCCAAATCCAAGAATTCAAGTACCCCACACGGCGGTCAAGCCACCGGATAGGCCAAGAATGCCAAAACCCGCCGCATCTGGTCCCTATATACACGCTCTGACGACCTTGTCATGAATTTCAGGCATTTCAATGTATCCTGTGTGTAATGTTGTGGTCTGTCATATCGGCCCTGACTTCCTCAACGTATTCGCCGATGTGTTCAGAGATGTTCAGCGTCATGTTTTCACGTAAATCGTCGGGGGCGGTGGCAACCAGGGAGATAAGGCCCCTGAAAACCTGTTCAATGATATCCTGCGGGTCCCAACCCATTGCCCCGTAGGTGACGAAGATCGTCATCACATCGCAATGGGGGCAGTTTTCTTCGTCGTGGTCGTCGGGCATCATCATCATTCGCCGCCGAAAACCTTCTTATAGCCCTCGCTGTATGCCTTACTGAAAAACCTTTTGCGGGGTTTGAAATTTGGGTCCATCGGCACCCGGCGCTCGTTGTCCACATACCACTGGGCGTCTTTTTTGCCATCCTCGGCTTCCTTGGCATGGGCGTACTTGCGGTTGGCTTCCCGCTTTTCTATTTCCGCCTTGGTTTCCTCCCGGCGCTCCAGCCTCTCGCCGAAAATCCTCTTATGCCCCTCGCTGTATGCCTTGGAGGAAACCCCAGTTCGGAGTTTGTCTTTATGCGCTGGCATTCTATTTACCTCGTCGCTTCGGAGTTTGTTTATACCCAGACGCATAAGCCGCCTTGGCCTGGCGCAAGGCGTCGGACCTCTTCTTATAGACCTTCCCCTTGGTTCCCCATCTATAACCACCCTTGACCTTACGAACTGGCATTGAATTGTCCTTCACTTAATAATGCTTTAAATACACCGGTTGATCGCCTTACAGGCCCAATGAAGCACCACCGGCTGTACTACGGCGGCTGGAACCACGCCCTTGAGACGATCTTTTATCCCGCTATCAGGTCATGACGCCGGTGTTCACCACTTGGAGTGTGGCTCCCGTTATTCATATTCTTCCTCGTCGTATTTATACAAAAACGCCGGTGTCGTATTACCGGTATAAAGACAGGTTACGTTATGATCCATCCACTCGACAGCCTCATCATACGTCCAATCGTTGGTTTCAACCAATACCACGATACACCGGTCCCAATCATATATAAGTCTCGGCTCTTGACAGTGGATTTGGCAAACTCCCAATATCGCCTTGTCCAACCCATCTAATTTTACCAGTTCGTCATCGGGCATACCCCAGCCTTTCGTACCACTCGCCAGCACCATTAACGATATTCGCTACCTGGGCGTCGGTCATGACTTCACGTCCCTGGCCGACTGTTCCCTTACGAAAGAACGCACCGCCCTTCTCAGACGCCTCAACCCAGCCATGTTTAGCCTCGTCGGCCTTGAGGCCGTCGAAATCGGCATGGGAGATCGCGGTGACAACGCTTTGGAAGTCGCTTGGCATGTCAAGGTGCTGGGCGAGGACATGGAAATTATCTGGCATATTTTCATACTTTAGGACCAAATCTATATGCGGCCACCAGCTTGCGACGTGTCGCGGCCAATCCCTGGCTACTTCCTTTGCCATGCGGGTTATCGTGACCCCGAAGAAGTTAGCACAACTCGGGACCACATCGACGGGGTCCCTGACAATATATACAGACTTATTTTCACCATGTCTTTCTTGGTTGTAGGGGTGGTGGGCTTTCCCGAAATATTCCGTCCGGCTCCACCCGCCCTTTCTTGTGTCGGTGTAGAATGGCATTGAAGAAACTTCCTTCAGGGTAAGGGGACGGCCCTTCGGGATCATAAGGTTCGCTAGGAAAACACGAACCCACGTATTCCCGGACTTTGGAAAAGAAGACAGCCACCTTATGCGTGATAAATCTTTTGGAGAAGGCATGGGCGCGGTCTTCATGGCATTCGAGGTTCCAGTCATTGTACCTGATCCACATTGCTACAAAGCGTTTCATCATTTCGCCCGTTCCATATACCTGGCCCATCTATTCACAGACCAGCCTTCCGTATGCCCGACAGAAACATGTCGTCACGGGCGATCTTAAGGCCCTTGTCATCGTAGAGGTTCCAGTCATGTTCACGGGAATATTCCATATAGGCAAATGCCGCTTTAAGGATGAGCATCGGGTTGTACGATGCCGGGCCAATCCTTATCTGATCTTCACTCACAACGACGGTGGTGCCAATGGTTAGGTTCCCAGTATCATCATGGGACAGTTCATGAATGATTTCTTCTTTACGATTTATTGACATGCTTCACTTCCGGTTCATAACTTTCGAATTTTTCTCCCGGTAAATCATTCTCGATTCCTTCTTTTCCCACCTATAGAAAATATGATCCCCAATTTTTACCACCATTGTCTTTTCTGTGGACCAGATGGGGGATACGTGGTCTGCATGGTAGTGGGTGGACCCATCTACAAAGTCTTCATAACCTTCATCCAAAACCCTCATCGCTATCATTATTGCCCAACGATAAGCATCTTGATCCTTCGGGACATCCTTGAGGCCATCACAATACCAACTAAACTGACACCTGCCTATTACTGGTAGGCCGTTGCGTACAGGCCCCTCCTTGATGACCTCGCAATGGTTGTCCGGGAACCGGGGGTCATTTACCCGGTTGATGACCACCTGCGTCACTGCCACCTGCCCGTCTATGGGCTGATCCCTGGCCTCGAAATATATGTTCAAGGCTAGGCAAGCAACTATCGTATTTAACATCGGGCTATCTTGAAGAAACCGACCTTCAAGCCCTTTTTCTTATGGGGATGAACTCACCGTCCACTAGATGCTTGTGGTCGTCATCGACGCCGACCCAGCATCGGACGAAGTTCGGTTCAGTCTTATAATGATGAAACATCAGGCCACATTCGGGGCAACCGCTCCGGTGGCCGCATTTGGTTTTGGCGGGGTTCCCTACGTGGAAATCGACGGTGCATTTGGGGCAGTGTTTCTTGGTCATGGTCTTCTCCCTATATTCAATGAATGATATTTAAGCGGCAGGTTGTCTGTTATGGCACCCTTACAGAAGGCAAGTATCTAACGCTTATACTATTTTCATCAGGCTCCGCCTTCTCGCCGTCGCAACAATCGAGTACAGGGCGTCGGCATCTAGAACACGCATAATACCCACCCATCAGGAAAAGACGCCCCCACCCGCCGCACCAAGGGCATTCGGTAAGTTCCTGTTTAACCATATCCATGCTCCTGTAACT